GTCCCGGTATAGAAGCCAGTCACACCAATGGATCTGGTACCGAGGGACAGCTTTTGCATGGCTCCCCAAGGGAAGAACGGTCGGCGGAGGAGCTGGAGGTCCTCATGAAGGAAGCCGCACAGCTTTGGGACTGATGGACCGGTTCAACCCGCCTAACTTTTTCCTAGGGCTAGTGCGGGCTGCCGCCTGGCTGATTTGGAGGGATCCAGTGGCTAAGTCGGAACCGGCTCCACCCAAGCGCCCCAGGAAGCCAACCCTGGGGTACAACGTCGGCGACATTCCGTTCGAGCTGATGGCGGTGGTACGCATCGCCTGGTACCGGAAGGGGATGACGTACGAAGTGGAGGAGTACCAGATCGAGGAGTGCCCGGATGCCCACGCGCAGTTCCACTACATCGTTGGGACGGCGCTGAAGCAGGGAGCTGACGTCTGCGTTCTGACCCAGTACCAGCCCGAGGATCTCGGGGTTCCGACCTAGGGCTTGACACCCTGGCCATTCGTCTGTAACACTAAGGGCAGCTCACACCCCGTGGGCTGCCCTGTTTCTCTATTACAAATGGAATTTTTTACGCACACCGAGATCGAGAACACCAAGCTCAGTCCCTGGTACTTCGCCGTCCATTGGGCGACGCTGGTGCTCCAGCAAAAAGTCGCCGACATGGAAGCTGCCGGCGGCGATCCCATCTACGACATCCGCCAGCTGGAGAACCTCCAGGAACTGGAGATGTTCTTGAAGATGAGCTGGGACCAGTGGCTCGACAACCTTCAAGCTCGGCAGACTGCTCAGGAGACCAAATGACCCACGTACTGGAAATTGACTCCGTTACTTTTGAAGACGGCGGCCGCCGCCTCGTTGTCGACGCCGTTATTGATGACGCTGTTCTGGTGCGCTCGCAAAGCCACTTCGAACCAGCGGAATGGGGGCCTGCCCTGTGCAGAGGCTCCTTCGAGCTTCACGATGAGGATGTGATCCCGTCTAGCGATGCCGGATTCCGAGAACTCCTCGCCCAGCGAATCGACGACTGGGCGCCAATCGACCAGAGCGATTGGTACGACTGAAGCCCGCGAGCTTCGTAACGCTCCCGATTACGACGATTGGGAGTACGGCACCGAGCCGATCCCCGGCGATACTCACTGGGTCAAGATCCAAACCTTGACCCAGCTCTATCGTCACCTGATCTACGTGTTTGCCACCAGCGACACCATCTGCTCCAGCAGACTGGCCGAGCTGGCCATCTACGAGATTCTCAAACTGCGTCTATCGGGTCTCATCTCGATACGGCAGCAAGATCCCCGATTTTTTGCATGAACACCGACTCTTATGACCAGTACTACCGCGATTCCCGCGGTTACAGCTGGAGCGATCTCGCTCAGATGCGGCGCCAGCCGTTACGCTCCAGCACGGTGGTGCCTGACGTGTTCAAGCACCGCTTCAGTGACCCGGCGGAATACGACGCTTGGGTCGAGGAACAACGTAAACGCTACTTCGCTTGATGACTGACACTTCAATCACTCCCTTTTACCGCTCGTTTTTGCTGGGGCGGACTGTTCATCTCGATGGCATTGCCGATATGCCGCTGCGGGACCTGGACCTGCTGAACGTGGAGACACGGGCGGCGCTCCAGGAAGCAACGGAGAAGCACCAGCAGATTGAGGACAAAAACAGTGAGGAGGCCAGCACGGAGTATCGGCGCATGAAAATTGCCCGCTACTTTCAGGCTGCCATCGAGATAGCCCTCAAGAACCGATGACCGTCTTTACCCTCGCTGTCTGCGTCTTTCTTGCCGTTGCGATTGGAATCCTCTACATCGGCACTGCCCTCCACTAGGGCTTTCTTGTGTTACATTTCAACCCGTTCGACCTATGAACATGCACATCCTTTCTGACCAGCAGTTCCAGCAGATTGCCACTGCATTGGAGCAAGCCTTCGTGGCCATCAACGCTGCCCAGCATGTTGAGATTGACCTGAACAAGCCCAAGCAGACCATTCCGCTGCCCGCCGACGAAAAACTTGTCCGTACAAAGTCCAAGCCGAAGTCTCAAGTTAAGACCCGTAAGTCCAACCGTAAGGCGCGGGCGGCGTTGACTGAGAAGAAGGTGCTGGAGATTAAGCGCCAGCTGCAGGCTGGTGACAAGTCGGTGGCCAAGATTGCCCGCGAGTTTGGGGTGCACAGCACCACCATCAACTGCATTAAGTGGGGCAAGACCTGGAAGCATGTAACGCTCCAGCAGGACAAGCCCACCACCGTGGTGATCTGAGGGTGGCGGTTCTTTCTGACGTTGACATCTTTGCGCTGGCGCGGCGGGATCTTGTGACTCCGTTTGTGCCGGAGCTGGTGAATCCCGCGAGTCTCGATGTGAGACTCGGCGAGAACTTGTTGGTGGAGTTACCGTCAACGCCCCAGTTGGTGCCCTACTCCATTGCAGGGTGTACGCAGGAAGAACCGTTCATGCTCCAGCCGCATGAGTTCGTGCTGGCGGAGACGTTGGAGGAGTTCCGGCTGCCTGACTGTATTGCCGGGCAGCTGGCACTCAAGTCCAGCCGGGCGCGTGAAGGGATCGAACATCTCCTTGCGGGGTACGTCGATCCCGGTTACGCCGGCCGTCTCACGCTGGAGTTGCAGAACGCGCGCTCCATGCACGCGGTGCCGTTGTGGCCTGGGATGCGGATTGGGCAGATTGTGTTCCATACGCTCACCATGCTGCCGAGTAAGGATTACTCCAAGACCGGCCGTTATCACGGCGACACTCAAGTACAGGCTTCCAAAGGATGAACGAATTTCATTTGGATGTTCAGGAAACTGTGCATCATCCCGCGCACTACACCGCCGGCAAAATCGAAGTTATCGAAGTGCTGGAGGATTGGGTGCAGCACGCTCCAGATGCTGTGACTGGTTCGCTCCAGTGGCAGTGTCTGAAGTATCTCAGCCGTATGTGGCTGAAAAAAGATCCGCTGGAAGATGCGGAAAAATGTCGCTGGTATTTGAACCGGCTGATTAACACCTTAGCTACGGAGGCTTACCGCGATGACTGACGACATTTTGGACAAACTTCCTGATGAGGAACTCACCGAAGAGGAGCACGAGGCTTTGCTGCTGAGGAGTGAGCACGCCATTGGACCGCCGCTTTCCTTCGCTGCTCAAGCTGTATTGGATGCCTTTAATGAAAGTTGGTGGTATCCAGAAGACATTACAGAGTTTCATATTGCTGTCGTCCTGCGTGCTGTTGCGGATCAAATTTGCATGAAGGAGCCATTAGGTGACACCGATGCTGATGCTGGTGTATTTGCGGCGCACCAAGCCATCAGCACTGCACTTTGCACCATTGCCGCTGAGTTGGAGGCATTGGCCAATGCCGACTAGGTTTCGTACCGTCAAGTTGGTGACGTACGCGGTGCATCGGCAGGGGGGCTGGATTGAGCGCCAGCCTCACGCCATGCCGACCTACACCGTTAAGCTGCCGGACGCAGATCCAGCTGGACCTTTCAACCGGAAGGAACTGATTACTTGGGCCAACATCAACCTCTGATGGCTGAAACCGCAAAGAAAATTGTCCGCTACGAGCCCGGACACATTCCAGGTAATGCGGTACTGACGCCGCAGAACGCAATCGAAATTCGCAAGCTGCGTGCCGAAGGTATGTCGATACCAATGATTGCCGCTAAATACGGTATTTCTTATCAACACACTCGTGACATCGTACTTTTCAAAAAATGGCGGAACGCGGAAAAGCAAGTCTGATTCCAATCAACAGCCGCCTGTGCATTAAGTGCGGTCGGGCGACTACAAATGCTGTGCACTGCTTCACCTGTTATCGCTCCAGCGATGCCGGAAAAGAGGAGTTGCGGGTGCAGCGTTTGATGGAAAAGTACAAGCCGCTGGAGGATGGTGGTGAGTGTCGGCGGTGCGTGCACTGGTACCACCGCTGCACGCTGGGGTTTCCAGAGGGTGGGACGGCCCTTGCCGAATTATGCGCTGCTAGGGAGCTTGGTAATGTGCTAGAGTAGTGGCAACATAATTTCGATTATGTTCCCAAATCGCCCTACCAGGCATGAACATTCTCTTTGGCATTGAGCACCTCTCCACTCTGGAGGGGGCGACTACTGTTGCATTTGACGTGGAGACAACTGGGCTCCAGCCGACCTTTGGTGGTCTGCGGTTACTGCAGCTCTGCACGTTGGGTAAGCCGCCGGTGGTGCTCGACTGCTTCCAGCTTGAGACCAACGATTGGAT